GAAGTATTGCTGAAATAAGCCATACTGGACAACGGTTTCCGGTTTACACACCTAAACTTAGGTGTGTTAGAGTGTAGCCAACGAGTTTTGTACAAGATTGTCCCGGAAAGCCTTACTGGATATGGAAACTAGCAAGTCATCAAAGAAAGTCGCGTTACTGTATACAAGAGTGTCCACTTCTATGCAAGTAAACGACGGAATGTCTCTTGCCGTGCAGGAGCGAGCTCTCAAGAAGGCTGCTAGCGACATCGGGTACAAGAAGACAGAGCTTCTCAGGGAAGAGGGCAGATCTGGTAAAAGTATCAAAGGCCGTCCAGTTCTCTCGTCTGCTCTCGAGCGCTTAGACCGCGGCGAGGCAGAAGCGCTGATCGTCACAAGGGTCGACCGACTTGCCAGGTCTACTCAAGACTTCCTGTCGATCATCGACCGAGCGAATAAGAACAACTGGCGCGTGGTCATGCTCGACCTCAACCTCGACACCTCTACGTACCAAGGACGGTTTGTTGTCACAATCATGTCAGCTCTTGCAGAGATGGAGCGAGCGATTATCGCCGAGCGGCAGAAAGATGTCCATAAAGATCGCCGAGCTAACGGAGTTGTCTGGGGCAAGGACAAAGGTCCTAAGACAAAGATCCCTGCCGAAGTCCTCAACGTGATGACACAGTGGCGAGCTTCTGGGATCAGCTACTCAGAGATCGCGCGAAAGCTCAACGAGCTTGAGGTCTCAACTAGCAACGGCGGAAAGAAGTGGTATGCGTCTAGCGTGTCTCACGTACTTCTCAAAGGAAAGCACAACAAAGTAGTTGAGCCGGGACCCTGAGTCTCTCGTCTCAGAATCCCGGCTCGTTTTTTCAGCGCCCGTCTCTCCCCGAGCGAAGAAACTTATCTAGCGAATCTTGTAGCGATTCCCCAGTCAACCTCACCTTGCGGCACCACTCTCGGCATCAGCAAACGGCCCATCAACTGCGCGCGTGATCCGTGGCCTTCAACGGCGATGCCTCTGTCTTGCAACTTGCGCTGAAATGCGATCTGTGTCATTGGCTTCTCGCCTCGTTCTTCTGACCAGATACGGTAGACCGCGTACAGTGACTTTACAGGTGTAGCCGCGCCTTCTGACTCTTTGGTCTCTTCGTTCAAGAAGAATCCGATGCGGTCTTCGTTCTTACGGTAGATCTCAGCAGCGTCGCTGACTGCGGTGCACCAGCCAAGAGCATCGCGTGCGCTCGAACTAAGAAGCTTGATCGCGCCTTCGACTGCCCACGACAGCACCGCCGGCAGTGCGCCTTCTGGATCAAAGATGTAGTGCTTGAGGTCTGGGTCTGGATTTTCTGGAATGTTTGTGAGCGGTATCGGACGAAGTCGGCGCCACATCGCGTCGTCGCTGATGATCGGCCTGTGGTTTGTGGTGACCCACAGCTTCGCCTGTGACTGGAACGTAAACGGCTTTTCGCCTGGCGAACGCGCTGAGATCTCAGAAGAGCCTGTCAGTTTCTTGACCGAGTTCTCTTTCATGCGCTCTGACTCTGGCAACTCGTCGACCCACACCATACGGCGCCCGCGAAGCTCTGCCCAGTGATACAGGTCCGCACCGTGCGCTTGTCCGTCGCCTTGAGCAAGAATGCTTGAGTCTAACGGCCACGCGTACTGCGCCGTGCCGAGCGCTTTGACCAGCGCTTCAACCATCGTGTTCTTACCTGATCCTGGAGGACCGTAGACTAGGAACATGACATCGTATGTTCGTAGTCCAGTAAGCGAGTATCCAGCCGCTCGTTGCAACCATTCCTGAAGCTCTTTGTCGCCACCAGTCGCGAAGTCAATGAACTGTTCCCAGCGGATATTGCGTATTCCAGGATTGTACGCGACCGGCGCGCGGCGAGTGATGTAGAGATCCGGGCGTCCTTTCAAGAGCTCACCGGTGCGGAGATTGATCACTCCGTTGGCTACGCCAAGAAGAGTCTCGTCAGAGTCCCAGTTGTTGACGCCAACCAAGATTCGCGGGTCCGAAGTGGCGCTCTCGATGCAAGACGTTATGCGCGAGTTTGACTTCGCCTGCTGCGCCCACTTGATTACCTCTGACTGCTTGTCTGCGTCGTCGAGATAGTGGACAACCTCGCTTGCGACAATAGGCGCGATCTTCTTTGCAAGTTCTTGCATCTCAAGGCTCTCGACGTCTGGCTTCCAGTATCCGCCGTCCCAGTGAAACCAGCCTAGACCTGGAGTGTATCTGACCGCGGCGCCAAACGAGTCGACGAGTCGACGACCGTTGCCGGTGTCGGTGAGCGTTCGCTTGCCAGGTTCGCCGCCTTCTTCTTCGCTGATCGCGTCTGGGTCTTGCGGTACGTCGATGTTCGTCAGGCTTGTCGCCTTTGCAAGTGAGTCACCGTCTTGTAATGCCGCGGACACTGTCCCGCCGATCGTGCCAGGCAAGTAAGTTGTGTCCGACTGAGTAGGAGGCCGTGCGACGATTGACGTCGTTGTCATGCCTGACTTAGCTCGCGTTTCTTCCTGCGACTTGATCGCCCAGTCTTGCAGACCTGGCCACAGCTTCTCTGTCTTTGGGTTGTCAACAACGAACTGGATAGCGCGACGAACATGCATCAACAGTCCGCCCTGTCCTTCGAGCTCGAGCGGTGGACGTACTTTCTCGGCGTTGAAGCGAATCATCATTGTCTCAACTGCTAGGCGACCTGCCTCGGTGTTCACAGGAAACTTGTTAGCGAGAGCGCACGCGAGTGCGTAGATGTCAACGGCGCGAGAGCCTTCGTCGATGCCTTCAGTAAGAAGCCTGTCAACGTCGACTCTCTCGCCAGAGAAGTCTGCGTCTTCGAGCCAAGTCCAATCGCCTTCGCCCAGTTTGGATGTAGCTCGCTTTCCGCGCTTTCTTAGCGCCGACAGCAGCTCTTCTGGTGCCTGCGCGACTGGGATCTCCCAAGGCGCTTTGCCTTGCACCCACTCGTAGCACACGCCAGAGAAATGTCGTGACGGCGCGATAAGCACGTAACCGTTGTGCTTAATGTCGATGCCGTTTAGACCAGACTTCTTGAGATTGCCAACTAGCGACTCTGATTCGTCGCACTTGTAGAAAAGATGTCTGCCTCGAATAATCTTGCCGTTCGCGGTGTACGAGCCAGTGATCGCCTCAACTGTTGGCGGAAGCGCACCTTCTACAAGAGACTCAAACTTTTCAAACGAGTCAGGCCCACCCGCTCTCGGATCGATGTCGATGACAAAGAATCCGCTCGGTCGGCAGTACACGCTGACGTTGCTGTCTTGGTCTTGTGTCCACCACGTTTTGACTGCGTCGATGTTCGCAGTCGCCTGCACGTTCCACTCGCTTACGCGAGGATGCTTGCCTACGTCTTTCGGCTCGGGGTGCGATCCGCCGCACGTGCAGCGTCCGCCGACAATGCCGTAGCAAGGCATGACGAACCAGCCCTGCTGTGCGTACCATTCGGCAGCTGAACCCAGTCTACCAGTTGCTGATTCCCATGTTGTCATTGAAGCGAGAGATCTTCTTTCGGTTGAGAGATGTGCGAAGCTTCTGGCCGCGCTATTTGTTGTGTAGGTCATTCATAATACACCAAGCTTCGCGTTGAAGCGTGAATGTGGACAAAAAAGAAGACATAGATGAGCTTACAAAGAATTTGTTGATAGTTCACACGCGATGACAATGAGTATGATATAGTGACTAATGACAAACACCGGCCAAATCATGGGAGGTACGGTTATGGGCGATCTTCTCAAGGAGATCCAAGAAACGGAGATTCACCCTGGAAACAGGTCACGAATCGCCGAGATACTAGAGGCACTCGAGCCGTCAGACAGAAAAGATCTGCTGGCAGCGCTCGACGACCACGCGATCTCGGCTTCGCGAATCTCAAAGGCAATGGCGCGCAGAGGACATAAGCTCGCCTCGTCAGTCATTTCGAGGTATCGTCGAGGAGAACTCTCGACGAAGATCAAATGAGTCTTGAGGATGAGATCAAGCTCGAGGAAGAGATAGCAGATCTCCGAAGAGCTCTAAAGACCGCCCAGGCTTCTGAATACAAGGCCAAGCGCAAGAACGAAGAACTTGTAGAAGCAGTCTATAAGGCAGCGTACGATGCAGGCATCGCCGCCGGCCGAGGGATCCCAGACAAGCAAAAGCCACCAGCTAAAGATCCTCGCAAAGGCAAAGGCGAGGTTGCAGTAGTTCACGCCACCGACTGGCAGCTTGGAAAGAAGACCGTCTCGTACGGCATGACTACCTGCGCCGCTCGTATGGATCAAATGATCGTGAAGGTCAACGAACTTTCGACGATCCAGCAGAGCCATCACCCGGTCAGAGAGCTATGTCTTCTTTTCGGCGGAGACATGGTCGAAGGCATCACGATCTTTCCCGGGCAAGCCTGGGAAGTAGAGGCGCATCTGTTCGAGCAGCTCTTCGAAGCCGCGCGGATCATGGAAAAGATGGTCCGCTCGTTTTCATCGACTTTCGAGAAGGTCTCGATCGTCTGCGAGTTCGGCAACCACGGTCGTCTCGGTCGTAAGGGAGAACTTCCGTCAGGTGACAACATCGACGCGATGGCGTACCGGATCTGTCAAGACAGAACAAAAGATCTGAAGAACGTCACGTGGCAGATGTCAGGTGACTGGTATCAAATCGTCACTATCGGCAACTACAAAGCGTTGCTGGTGCACGGCGACGAGATCAAGAGCTTCGGCGGCAACACGCCGGCGTTCGGTATTCTCCGCAAGGCGAATGCCTGGGCGACAGGAGTGGTCGAAGACTTCCAAGACGTCTACATGGGTCACTGGCACACGCCGATGGCGCTGACGATGGCGAACGGCGGTCGAGTGTTCGTGACTGGCTCTCCTGAGTCCGGCAACGAGTACGCTCGAGAGTTCGTCGCCGCGATCGGCAGACCGTCGCAACGTATTCACTTCGTCGATCCAGACAAAGGTCGAGTGACGGCAGAATACGTCATCTGGCTCGACTGAGTGGTCACACTCTCAATGCGTTGATACAATTTGGCTATCCCGCCGTGCCCCCGGTAGGACATGACTGTATTGGAGTCGTGAATGGCCAAGTCTCGTCGCATCTTGAAGGACTCCCACAAGAGCAAAGTGCTCGAGACCGCACAGCTTGTTGTCACCGCGCAGATGGCAGATCAGCAACACACCGATCTCTCAAGAGTCGGCGTTGTGTGGTCTGGAATCTTGGACCTAGAAGGACCGATCCCGCCGTCTGAAGTAGCGGCGATGCTCAGTGCCTACGACCTAGTGAGAGCGACGACTTTGGTCGACGCTCATGAGCACTGGGTCAGCGCCGCGGCGTACGCGGCTATAGCTGACGCTACAGAACCAGTTCAACCGAAAGAACTAACAGTTCTAGAAGATGAAAAGCCTAAGAGTTCTGAGTCCGCGACCATTGGATTTGTGGCTTCCCGTAGGAATGAGGAGTAGTCTACCGTTGGTATTATTCTCCAGTAGTTTTAGCATTGTTGCACCCTGCGAGCAATGCAGGACAAGGTGGATTCGTCGGTGAGTTGGTCAGAGGACATTGTAACCCGTGTTGTAACCGGTAGCTACATTACCGCGCGCGGAACTGCCGGTCGAGGCACAGTCACGTTTACTCCGACCAGCACGGTCGTCGATGAGAACGATGATGTCATCGTAACAGATCCTGTTGTGGCTACTCTTGACGGAGCAGGCGCATTCAGCATCACTCTTCCGACAACAGACAACCCAGCGCTCAAGCCGACAGGTTGGGCGTACGAAGTTCAAGTGCGTATCAACGGCGTCAAGCCGACAAAGTTCTGGATCTTCCTTCCAATAGGTGACGGAAGCCCTGTCGATATTTTCTCTCAACTTGGCAGTCTTTCTCCTGTCTCTGACGCGACTGCAGGTGCAGCCGCTCGTGGTTCTATTGGACCGCAAGGTGCGACAGGTCCTACAGGTCCTGCAGGACCAACCGGTCCACTCGGGCCAACTGGACCTTCAGGCGGTCCTACTGGTCCGCAAGGTCCGCAAGGTGACGTCGGACCAACTGGACCCGCCGGAGCAACAGGTGCGACAGGTCCGCAAGGTATTCAAGGCACTCAAGGTGTTGTTGGCGACACCGGACCTACAGGTCCTGCTGGAACGTCGATCACAATTCTTGGCTCATACGCTACGTATAGCGCACTCATTGCGGCGCACCCGACAGGAAATCCTGGTGACGGATATCTTGTTGACGGTGACTTGTACGTTTGGGACAACGTTGGTTCAGAGTGGGACAACGTCGGCAGCATTGAAGGTCCGACTGGTCCGCAAGGTATTCAAGGACCGACAGGTCCACAAGGCAACATTGGTCCAACCGGACCACAAGGTGATCAAGGTCCTCAAGGCGACGCAGGTCCTACAGGCCCGCAAGGCGACGTCGGTCCTCAAGGTGACCTCGGTCCAACTGGTCCGCAAGGTGATCTTGGTCCGACAGGTCCAGAGGGTCCGACAGGTCCGCAAGGTGACCTCGGCCCAACTGGGCCTGAAGGCGCAACTGGTCCGCAAGGCGATGCAGGTCCTACAGGACCTCAGGGTGACCTAGGTCCAACCGGTCCTACTGGACCGCAAGGCTTCGATGCGTTCGAGTACTCGCCGTTGCGCGCGTTTGAAAACGCGTATCAGCCGGGTGAGATCATCTTCTATAGTGGAAGTTACTTCATCTGTCTTGCGACAAACGACGCGCTTCCTCCGACAGGTGGAAATCTTGGAGTCTACTGGAACCCATACTCGTTTGTTGGCGCAGTCGGTGCGACTGGTCCGCAAGGCGAGCAAGGTGCAACTGGTCCGCAAGGTGACCTCGGTCCAACTGGTCCGCAAGGTGATCTTGGCCCGACTGGTCCGCAAGGAGACATTGGACCAACTGGACCGCTCGGTCCAACAGGACCGCAAGGCGAGCTTGGTCCAACAGGTCCCCAAGGAACTGGCGTCACCATTCTTGGTTCGTATGCTTCATACGCAGCACTCATCGCAGCTCAGCCGACAGGAAATCCAGGTGACAGCTATCTTGTTGCCGGTGACTTGTATGTGTGGTCTGCAACGTCGTCTTCGTGGGTCAACGTTGGTCAAATTCAAGGACCGACAGGACCTGAAGGTGACATTGGTCCCACAGGACCACAAGGCATTCAAGGTGTAACTGGTCCGCAAGGTGACCTCGGTCCAACTGGTCCGCAAGGTGATCTTGGTCCAACTGGACCGCAAGGCATTCAAGGTGAAGTAGGTCCAACTGGTCCGCTTGGCCCAACAGGCCCGCAAGGCGATCTGGGTCCAACTGGTCCGCAAGGTGAGCAAGGTGTAACTGGTCCGCAAGGTGACCTCGGTCCAACTGGTCCGCAAGGCGATCTTGGCCCGACTGGTCCTCAAGGAAACGTCGGTCCGACAGGTCCACTAGGACCTACAGGTCCGCAGGGCGATCTTGGTCCGACAGGTCCTCAAGGCTCGGCTGTAACAATTCTAGGCGAATACGCCGATCTTGCTGCGCTGCAAGCTGCGCACCCAACTGGTAACGCAGGCGACGGGTATCTTGTTGAGAACGGCGACCTGTATGTCTGGAATGCTGTCGGTTCGACATGGGTAAACGTCGGAAACATTCAAGGACCTACAGGTCCAGTTGGCGCAACAGGTGCAACAGGACCGCAAGGTGAACCTGGTCCAACCGGACCGCAAGGTATTGAAGGCAACGTCGGTCCTACAGGCCCGACAGGTCCTGAGGTTACAGGTCCTACAGGACCTATTGGCGACACAGGTCCAACTGGCCCAACTGGACCCACGGGTGACATCGGTCAGTTTGCGATCTCTTCTGCGACACCTCCACCTTCTGCTGATATCGGCGACGCTTGGTTCAACTCTTCAACAGGCCAGATCTTCGTCTATTACGACGGCTATTGGATTGAGTCAGCGTCAAGTAACAAAGGCGACACTGGCCCAACAGGTCCAGTAGGTCCTGCGTCAACAGTCACAGGCCCGCGCGGCTCGACTGGTCCGACAGGTCCTACTGGTTCGACAGGTCCTGCGTCAACAGTCACAGGTCCAACCGGCCCGCTTGGACCTACTGGTCCCACCGGTCCAACTGGCCCACTTGGTCCTCAAGGATTGCAAGGTCCAACAGGTCCAGGTATCACTGGCCCAACTGGTCCGCAAGGTCCGCAAGGCGTACAAGGCGTCACAGGTCCAACTTCAACAACTCCTGGTCCGACTGGACCGCAAGGTCCGCAAGGCGCAACTGGACCCACCGGTCCTACTGGTCCTGCATCAACAGTCGCTGGTCCGCAAGGCGTCATTGGACCGACCGGGCCGACCGGCCCGCAGGGTCCAGCGTCTAACGTCACCGGTCCAACTGGACCGCAAGGCCCAACAGGTCCTGAAGGACTGGCGTCTAACGTCACCGGTCCAACTGGACCGCAAGGCCCAACAGGTCCAGTCGGTGCGACCGGTCCTGGGTTCTACAATCTCACGTCTTCAATCATTACGTCGTCGCACACGCTCGGTGCAAGCGACGCTGGCAAGCTTGTCGAGGTCGACTCAGCACTTGCAGTCGAGCTAACAATTCCTGCCGACTCGACGTACGACTTTGCAGTAGGCACACAGCTTGTGATTGTTCAGGTTGGTCTCGGTCAGGCGTCCGTTGCTCCTGCCGTAGGCGTGACGTTGAACTCAGAACAAAATAGACGAAAGCTTTCGCAGCAGTGGTCAGGTGTATCGTTGATCAAGCGCGCTGCAAATACGTGGGTTCTCTTCGGCAGCTTGGTAGACTAGCCATGCTGATATCTGTTCACGGAGCTATTGGCTCAATCAAACGAGCTCTTGTGCCTGAGACATGGACGCAGCGCACATCTACGTTTGGATCGTCAAACATCAACCACGTCACCTATGGTAACTCGGTGTTTGTAGCAGTTGGCGACTCAGGAAAGATGTCCGTGTCTCAAGACCTCGGCGTGACGTGGTCGTCGCTGACGTCGTCGTTCGGCACAAGCAACATCTGGAGCGTACAGTACGGAAACAACTTGTGGGTTGCTGTTGGCAGTACTGGAAAGATGGCAACGTCGGTAGACGGCGTGAACTGGTTTCAGCGCGTGTCTTCGTTCGGCACAACTACTATTCTTACTGTTGCGTACTACGAAGGATTTTGGATCGCCGCAGGAGTCGGAGGTAAGTTGGCGACGAGCATCGACGGTCTCAACTGGACGCAGCGCACTTCGTCGTTCGGCACGACTTACATCTATGACATCTCATACGGAGGCGGAAAGTGGGTTGCTGTTGGAGACGCTGGCAAGCTCGCGACATCTGTAGACGGAATCTCTTGGACTCAACGTACGTCATCTTTTGGAACAGACAGAATCCGAGAGATCGCGCACACACCTACTGGATACGCAGTCATCGTTGGAAACAACGGAAAGATCGCTACAAGTCCAGATGGAACCGCGTGGACACAACAGGCAAACACGTTCTTGTCTTCAACTCTTGAGGCAGTGTCGTACGGCGGTAACGGTATGCTTGTAGCGGCAGGCTTTTCAGGCAAGCTCGGAACTTCTAGAATCTTGAGCTCGGTCAGCAACGACGCGTGGGTTCAGCAAACATCATCGTTTGGCACAACACCAATCAACTCAGTGGTGTTTGGATCTGGTACGTTCGTCGCGGTCGGCCAGGCTGGAAAGATCGCGACGTCGTCTGGATAGGAGAAACATGGACATGTACACGTATGAGATTCAAGAGACTCCGCCGATGGCGAAGATCTATAAAGATGGAAGTCTTATAGACAACTCAGGGCCGTGGGAGTCGGTGTCTGCTGCCGCAGACTGGGCGATGCTCATGGTCTCACGCCTAAACGCAGGCTTGGAGTCGTTGTAGAAGTAGTAAGATTTAGGAAGTTCTTGAAGCCGAGGAGCTTTAGTGTCAGCGATTGATTTTCCAAATGACCCAGTAGTTGGGCAGGTTCACACCGGAGGAAACTCTCAGTGGGTGTGGAACGGTACGGCTTGGGAGACGCTGCGTATTACTCCTACAGGTCCGACAGGTCCTACTGGACCGCTCGGACCAACCGGCCCGTATGGAATCTTTTCAATCGCAACTGAGACTCCGCCGCCATCACCGTCACTAGGTCAGGCGTGGTTCAACGGTGTGACTGGAAAAGTTTACGTTTACTATGACGACTTCTGGGTTGAGGTCGGCGCCGCGCCTGTCGGCGCAACCGGTCCTACAGGTCCTCTTGGGCCTACAGGCGCAACTGGACCGCAAGGACTTCCATCAAATGTCACCGGACCGATGGGACCTACTGGTCCAGCTGGCGAGTCAGTCACAGGCGCGACAGGTCCAGCGGGAACAAATGGCAAGTATCTTGCTGGAGAGACGTATCCAAACCCGACGCCTGAAGAAGGTGACGCTTGGTTCAACACGATCAACTTGAAGACATACGTCTATTACGATGGATTCTGGGTCGAGGTCTCAGCGAACGACGCTGGTCCGACTGGTCCTACTGGTCCTGAAGTTCCCGGACCAACCGGTCCGCAAGGTCCAACTGGACCGACAGGCGCGCAAGGCGAAGCGATCACAGGCCCAACTGGTCCGCAAGGTCCGCAAGGTCCGACTGGTCCGTCAGGCGGACCAACTGGTCCTACAGGACCTCGCGGCGCAACTGGACCAACAGGACCCACAGGACCTGGAGTTACTGGACCAACCGGTCCAACTGGACCAACAGGTCTTGCACTTGTCCCGTTCCGAAACTTGCTGACAAATGGAGACATGCGCGTAGCGCAGCGTTCTACTTCAGTCGCGTCGATTTCATCGACCAACTACTACACTGTTGACAGGTTCAATCATGTGATCTCAGGCATAGGTATCTGGACATCAGAACAAATAAGTGACGCTGTCGACGTTTCTCGAAGCGCGTTGAAGCTCACCTGCACAGCCGCATCACCAGCGCCAACACCAAACTCATTTTCTCGCATTGAGCAGAAGCTTGAAGGATTTGACGTTCAGTCTGCTAAGAAAGGAACAGCTGATGCTCTTGCACTGACACTTTCATTTTACGTAAAGTCTAACGTCATTGGCACTTACATTGCAGAACTGTACGACAACGACAACACCCGCTCGGTCAGTGCCGCGTACAGTATCAACGTCGCAGACACATGGGAAAAGAAGACGATCACTTTTGCTGGCGACACAGTCGGTCAGTTCGACAATGACAACAACGCTTCGTTGATTGTCGGTTGGTACCTCGGCGCTGGGACTGACTACACAAGCGGCACGCTTGCGTCGTCGTGGGGAGCAACTGTCACGGCGAACAGAGCTGTCGGTCAAACAAATCTTGCGTCATCTGCGTCACAGTACATCGCTTTTACTCAGGCGCAGCTCGAGGTCAATACTGTAGCAAGTCCATTTGATGTTCGGCCACTCTCAATTGAGCTCGCTCGCTGCATGCGGTACTTTGAAAAGTCTGCCGGCAACTCGCATGCTGTTGTCACAGCGGCATCTTCGTCATTTCCGACGGTGTTCTACAAGGTACGCAAGCGAGCAACTCCTATTCTCACTCCAACATTCAACGTCGGTACAGGTGCGTCGTTCACGGTAAGTGCCGACGGTCACGTGCAGACCGGCAACCACTCAGCTGGCTCGTTGTATACATTCACTTCGTCGGCGGAACTGTGAGCGCATCGTGGCAGTAGACTTTCCTAACTCTCCAGTACTGAACCAAACAGTCGTCGTTGGAAACAAGACGTACCGATGGACTGGTACGTCGTGGGACCAAGACTCAAGTCTTGGCCAGGCAGGCCCAACTGGACCAACAGGACCGCTCGGTCCGACAGGGCCTACTGGTCCTGCTCAAACGATCAACACCTCCGCTCCGCTCGTGTGGAACGCCGGTACTCAGACGCTGTCAGGCCCGACAATCGAGACGGTGTCCGGGTCGCAGAGCAAGGCCGATGCAGCCGCGGCCGCCGCAGTCGCGGCGCACAATGCGCAGCAAACAAACGTCCACGGAATCTTTGATGTCGAAGAACTTGAGACTCAGCTCGGCGCTCTCGAAAAAGCGCAGAATGAAGCCGCTGCCTCGACGGAAGCGCACCGTATCGACACAACAGACGTTCACGGCATTCCAAACACCGCAGATGTCGTTCTTCGAACAATGGTCGACGCAAAAGGTGACTTGATCGCCGGAACCGCTGACAATCTTGTTGCGCGTCTTGGAGTTGGAGCAAACGGCACTACTCTCGAGGCAGACGACACAGAAGCTACTGGAATCAAGTGGTCAACTACAGTTGGCGATCACATTGCGGCGTCAACGTCAGTGCACGGTATCTCGAACACGTCAAATCTTGTCTACTATTCTGGCAGCGTCGTCAAAGACTCTACCGGCGTGGCTATTAGTCCGTACCACATCGGTGCTCCGTCACTCACGGCGATTCAAGGCCACTTCCATCTTTCACCAAACGCGATTGACACCGCTCCGCGAACTGTCAACACAACAACAAACCTCGCAACTGGAACCGCGTTCTTCACGTTCTTCACTCCTCTGTACACATTGACGGTGTCAAATATCACTTATGTCTCAGGCACGATTGTCTCAAGCGGCGTATCAATCGCACGATTTGGTCTTTACACAGTCGATGCAAGCGACAACGCGACGCTTGTCGCGCGAACAGACAATGATACTGGTATTCTTTCTTCTGCAAACACTGCGTACACAAAGCCGTTTTCTGTGCTAAGCGGCTACCCGGCGTCATACACACTAGAAGCAGGACAGCGGTACGCAGTCGCGATCATCATGGTGGCTACAGGTGCAGGTTCTGTGTACATGAACTACGCAAGTCCAATCACAACAATAAACTCTCTTCCACCTCGTATGACAGGCGCTGCTGGATCACAAGCAGACCTTCCAACGTCGCGCACAACATACTCAAACACCGTGTCAACACCGTGGGCTAGGTTGTCGTAATGGCTATTGATTTTCCGTTCGATCCAACGCCAGGTGACGAATACGTATACGGCACGCAGAAATGGACATGGACAGGCGTCACTTGGGACCTTGTTGTCACAGAGCTTGTGGGTCCTACAGGACCTACAGGTCCACTAGGTCCAACTGGACCACTTGGGCCGACTGGCCCACTCGGGCCAACTGGACCTCAAGGAGTTCCGACTCTCATCCTCGCGCAGTTTGAGACGTACAACGACCTTGTCACAGCGCATCCAGTTGGTTCAGTGGGAGACGCCTATCTTCTTGACAATGGCGATCTCTACGTTTGGATACAATCTACTTCGTCGTGGAATAACTCGGGCAATATTCTTGGACCTACCGGTCCAGTCGGCTCTCTTGGTCCAACAGGTCCTACAGGTCCTCAAGGTCCAGAAGGTGGCGGCGGACTTGGATTCGCAACAAACTGGTGGCTAGCAACATAGGAGCTGAATAGTGGCAACACCGATTCGACGACTTGGTATCGTCCGACCGACGGCAGATACTCCTATGCTCGCGTTCACATCCACAAGCTACTTCTTCGTGTCGGTGATCGCGACAAACGTCTCAGAGACCGACAACGCGACTTTCACCGTGTGGGTAATCCCCGCAGGAAACGAAGCTTTGATTCCGTCGCACGTCGCATTCAACCTTCCACTCAATCTCAAAGATTCTTATGAAACGTATCGGTTTCCAGTCATGAACACCGACGAGATCATGGTTGAGGCGTCTACTTCTGACGTCACTTTCACCGTCGTCGGTATCGACCAGATCAACGAAATCACGTCAGTCTAGGGGTAACAGATGCCAGGATTTACAGGAAGATCTACCGACGGAGTTCCACGGACAATTGTGGTCACCGTCGAGGACGCTGACACGGACACCGCGGTCTATTCTCCGACTCAAAAGGGTCGTGTCACGTCGCTGATCGCCGCTAACCGCACCGGCGGAACGCTGCCTTTGACGGTGAAGATCACGCGGGGCGCAGACACACACTATGTCGTCAAGGACCATCGAGTGCCCAACGGAGAGAATAGAGAGCTTGCCGGCAACGGTATTATTGTCCAAGCTGGCGACGTTCTTGAAGCAGTTTGTCCAGTGGAAGATTCATTTGATCTAATCGTTTCGGCGGTGGAAGGACTCGTCTAGTGCCAGCTCCAGACTATTACAACGTTGAGGACATCGCAGACAAGACGTTCTACGGCCTGCGTTTTGCTCCATCGACAGGGACACTTACGGCAGTAAAAGTAAATGACGGAACTCCAGTGAAGCTGCCAGAACTCACGACGGAAGGCGATCCTTACATTCGTAAGCCGTCTGATTACCGCGCATGGGTCTGGACCAGCAACACATTGCGGTTTTCGTGGGATAATACAACAGGACACCTTTTGGTGGAGGTAGTGTAAGTGGCACAACTAATCGATCTTGGAAAGCTCCGCTTCTATTTTGCCGGAGAGTACAGCACCGCGACTGAATACGAGCTGAACGACTGCGTTCGCTACGGCGGCAACGTGTATGTCTACACAAATGAAGTTGCCACGACAGGCACTCTTCCGACCGCAACCTCGCACTGGCAGGTCATGGTCGAGGGCATCAATTTCCGCGGTAACTACAATGCAGTCACACCGTACGCGGTAAACGACGTCGTTGCGTTCGGCGGCATTCTTTACACCTGCATCCAGAACAGCACAAATAACGTCCCGACTAACACAACCTACTGGGAAAAGTTCGTTGACGGTCTTCAATATGAAGGCAACTACAACAACGCAACGCCTTACCAAAAGAACGACATCGTCACCTATGGTGCACGCGCGTACATCGCCACCGCTACGACGACAGGAAATCTTCCGACAAACACCTCGTACTGGCAGGTCTTTGCAGACGGTCTCGCGAGCCTTGGTCTTTACAACGCCGCGACCGAATACAAAAAGAACGACGTCGTCTACCTCGGCGGTCGTACGTACGTCGCGCTTCGTGACACGGTAGGCGATGAACCAGGTGCCACCGGGAGCGGATCAGACTGGGCGGTCTTTGCCGACGGTCTCAAGTTCCGCAGCAACTGGAACACAGCAACTCGCTACGAACTGAACGACATCGTCCTTCGCGGCGGCAACGCGTACATCTGTATTCTTGCGCACACGTCTGCCGGCACATTCAACGCAGATCTGACAGCACTGAAGTGGTCTGTCTACAGCCAAGGATTCCGCTTCCGCGGTATCTGGACTCCAGAAACAGATTACTTGGTCAACGACCTTGTCTCTGACGGAAACTCGACGTTTGTCTCAAGCGCAGACTTTACGTCTGGTGCTACAAGCATTCTTGACGACGCGTACTGGTCGGTCTTTGCGCTTGGTGCCGACTACCTCCCGGCCCAGGTAAGCAACGAGAACAAGCTTCTTTCGACTGACGGAACAGACCCGTTCTGGTCATCGAACATCGACATCTCTGGCGACGTTCAGGCGGGCGGAGTTCTCTATCTTGGCCAAGACGCGTACACAATCGCCACAGCAGTCGCTCTTCCAAACCTCATCGGTTTGGCGGTTGGTGACGCTGGCGGATCGTCTGAGGAATACGCTCAGTTCGTCGTCTGGAACAAGAACACTGACGGTCTAGCCTCGACCGACCTCATCGTGCAGACGCACGATGCTACAGACTCTGACGGCTTCATCGACATCGGTATTACCGGCGAGAACTTTGACAGCGAAACGTACGGCATCACAGGACCGAACGACGGCTACCTGTTCATGGTCGCTCCGACAGGAACCACCGGCGAGGGCAACCTTGTCTTGGCCACAGGAGACACCGGAACAGCTAACAAGATCGTCTTCGCAGCCGGCGGTTTGACATCTGGCAACACCCAGATGGAGATCATTCCAGACACAAGCGTGCACATTGAGATCGCGACTGTGTCGACGAGCACTACAACAGGAGCGCTCGTAGTCGCGGGCGGCGTCGGTGTCCAAGGTGACATGAATGTCCAAGGTGACCTCAACGTCATCGGTAACCTCGCATTGAGCGGTCTTGACTATATCGGTGTCGGTGACGGAGCAGCGGCATTCGGCGCTACGTTGACTAACCCGATCGCGACGTTCCAGATCGACGCAGATGACTACGCACAGGTTGCGTTTAGGAACATCAGTGACGCCGTCAACGCGTCAACTGACTTCATCGCGTACGCCGACGATGGCTCTGACAACGACGGCTACATCGACATGGGCATCACGTCGAGCAACTTTGCCGACCCAGAGTTCACTCTGACCGGAGCACACGACGGCTACATCTTCATGAACGCTCCGACCGGCTCTGGCGGCGCAGGAAACCTCGTCTTGGCTACAGGCGCAAACGGCGTCGAGAACAAGATCGTTTTTGCTGCCGGCGGTCTCACGTCCGGTAACGAACAAATGATCATCACACCGTTCCAGTCGGTGCATGTCGAGATCGCTACAGAATCTACAAGCGCTACTACTGGAGCATTCACTGTAGACGGCGGTATCGGTCTCACTGGTAACTTGAACGTCGGCGGAAACGTCGGCATTGTCGGTAACGTCGACATCCAAGGCCAGATCACGATCGCAGGCGGCGGAACAACATTCGACACCGCAAACCTCGCAGTCGTTGACCCAATGATCTACGTCGCGCAGTCTAACTCGGACAACGCAGTTGACTTTGCGTTCGTCGGCGAGGCAGCGTTCCCGATCACTCCGATCGCTCGTACCGTGACAAACAAGGTCCTCACCGACAACATTGCCACGCTGACGGTCTCGGCGGCGCACACGTTCCAAGAGGGCGACTACGTCGTCGTCGCAGGCGTCGATGCGACATTCAACGGAACTCATTTGATCACAGATCTTCCGACGGCCTCGTCATTCAGCTTTGCCAAGACTGCAACAAACGTTCCAGCGGCGTCTGCTACTGGTACAGCGACTGTTTCCAACAGAGCGAAGTACTCAGGTCTTGCGAAAGACGCAACAGACGGAATCTGGAAGCTGTTCGCAGACGCGAGTACCAAGCCAGCGAACACAGTAAACTTCTCTGAAGCTGGTGTCCGCTACGACGACCTCCAGCTCCGCAACATCACCGCGGTCGGCAACGTCGCCGTCACAGGTACTCTCAAGCAGAATAACCACGATGTTCTGACAAACGACATCGCGAACGCGAAGGGCGACATCATTGTTGCTACCGCGCCAGACGCGATGACTCGACTTGGTGTTGGATCTAACACGACGTTCATTCAGGCCGACAGCGCTCAAGCTACTGGCCTCAAGTACACAAGCTTGGCGACAGACACCGTTCTTGGCGCAGTCCAAGTCACGGCTTCGACCTCTCGTCCAGCATCTCCTTCCATTGGTCAGTTGATCTTTGAAACAGACACTGACTACATCAACCGCTACACTTCTAGCGGATGGAAGGCTCTCGGTCCGGTGTTCCTCGGTTTCACGACCGACGACGATGGCAACCTCACGGCTGTCACAGGTCCGGACGGAACCTATAATGTTGGAGACTACACCGACTATGGCATTCTCCCAGCGGAGATGACAGTGTCGGTGAACGCCTCCGGTCAATTGGTACTCACCTCGTAGTAGCAAAAAAGGATAGCAATGGCAACGATCAATCTTGGAAAAATCCGTCTCAACTGGCGTGGCACGTGGTCGAGCGCTACGGCCTACACGGTCAATGACGCGGTGTACCTCAACGGCGACTCGTTCGTTGCTGTAGCCGACAACACAAACGCTCAGCCGCTTTCTGGCGGCGCGCTCAACGCGAACTGGAACTACCTGTCGCGCGGCGCATCAAGCGTCGTCACAACACGCGGTGACATCGTCTACCGCGGCGCTTCTGGTCTCACACGACTCGCGGCTGGCACTGCTGGCCAGGTCCTCACAACGCAGGGCACAACAGGCGACCCGTACTGGCAGGACAAGAGCGGTCGTCCGAACTACTCGACGTACACCGGAGCTGTTTCTTTGCTGAACAACGCGTCACAGTACGGTCGACAGGCTGCAGGCTATGCGGTCGGCGGCTTACCCATGTGCAACAACGGCGCAAATCCTGGCTACGGCAACTTGTTCATGATCACTCAAGACCGCAAGAACATCAAGGCTGTCGGCTACCAGTGGTATCAGAACCTCGGCTTCGGTCACTTCTCAGACCAGATCAGTACTGCTACCTATCCAGGAAGCCGCGCTACTACCGGGCAGTATTGCCAGTTCGATACCGCGCTTGACGCAGACGAGTATTTCTCATACGTCGTCCGCAACTACGCTTCGGCCGTCGCGGTCACGACGAAGGGTCGTCTCTACTTCACAGGGTACAACGGCTTCGGTCAGTTCGGTTTCGGTGACACGACAACACGCCAGATCTTCACGCGCTCGGCGTATTTTGGTCCGAGCACCGGCCGCACCGCGGTCGACGTCAAGATCGGAAAGATCTTCTCGGGCTCGGACGGTCTTACGACTCCGTTCCTTGTTCGCACGTCTGAAGGCGAGATGTACGGCGCAGGTTACAACGGCGCAGGTCTTCTCGGACAAGGCGACACCACGAACCGCACGTCGTGGACACGCATCGGCGCCGCGACGCTCAACTCTGGTGGCGCGACGATCACCGGGTACCAGTTCAGCAACAAGTGCGCGATCAACAACGCGATCATCATCGCGTGGAACTCTGCGGGTCAGATCTTCGGCTGGGGCGCACCGACGCGCAACCAGCTCGGTCTGAACACAACAGCGCAGCAGAACACTCCGCAGCGTCTTACGC